ATGAGTTGATAATTGTTATATTTCATCGGGAGCAGCCCCGATAAAACCTTAATCACCGATGGCTTCATCTACTTCTTCATCTGTTGCCATCACGTCGTAGTCCATGAGGATTGCTTCAGCATCAACCGAAATAGTGCCATCATCTGCAATATTCACACCATTGCCGACTTTTACACCGCCAAGACGCGTCCGTGTCGCTGGTGGAAGGACATATCCGCCTCCGCCCGGTGTGAACGGTGCCAGACCTGTTCCCTGTAGAAGTTCGATGGTATCGTCTGGTTTGATCTCTGCAAGCTCTGATGGGATATATATGGTCTCATCGCCATTTCCCACTCTGCAGCCCACATAATTTGTAACCAGCTCCATTCCTTCCTCATAGATAAATCCGAAGATGCCCGCTCTGATGAAATGTTCAAGAGCTGTCAGTTCTTCGCCTGTCTCTGCCTTGTACTCTTCAAAATCCTCGGTAAGTACATACTGACCATCAAGGATCTCGATGGTGACGTTCTCAGCCGAGTTTACCGTTGCATAATATTCCTGAAGTATCGATGCAGGATTCGTGCCGTCATAAGGCGGCATAAAATCACCAACCTCTATACCATCTTTAATTATTGCAATTGAATAAAGGACTTTAGTTTCAGGATTATCTTTTTCCTGAACATAAAGTCCCATTTCATTCATGTAATATCCTATTTCAAGTTCACGATTAGTGATGTTAGCTCTCAATCTGACGCTTTTTTCAGACACAATATGTACTGAATTCAGCGCCACCTCCTGCTTAAGCGACTTAAGAGCACGCCTTGACTGCAGATAGTTAAAGCTTCGTTCATCGCCTTCATAGATGCCGTCGCCTACCGCGATGGACGTGAACTGCATCTCGCACTCTCCGGCCATAGCCCGATTCAAGACGCTTATACCGTCATTAGTCAGGACTGCTGATCTGAATAATTGTGGCATTTCATATTCCTCCTTCTTTTATGGCCTGATAGCCTCTATATACTGATGCCTGGTGTACAAAAACTTCGTCATTGGCTTCCGCAGTTCTGTCTTTGGTCTCATATATTTTTTCTGTATATCGCTGATATCCGGCACTTCCGGCATAAAGTTCCTGCTTTGATCTGTACCATCTTCTTACTTTGTCGTAGATAGGAACCTCATGTGTATATGCAGCGTTTGGATGAGCTGCAGCATAAAGATCCAGTTCTGTTTTTCTTTTGACTGATATCTCATCAAGGTGAGATGTCTCATTTTTAACGTATTCAATGACCCTCGACAACTCTGCAAAGATATCAGGAGTGAGTACCGCATCGGTCTCAATTCCAAAAGTTCCGGGTGTACGCTCAGGTTCATATTCAAACCATTCAGTAACTTTTCCTTCTCCGAATACGGTCTGCACCATTTCTTCAACTGCCGCCTTAGTGCCTGCCTTAAATCTCCAAAGCATAGCTTTTTTAACCAACTGCCTTCGGGTATCTATATCAAGTTTTTCAGAGTAATATGGAGCTTTAAGCTCCAGAGCCATCAGATCGAGGATCTCTCCCGGCATGGTATCTATACTTGAGTAGAGCCATGTCAGATCCTGAGAATGACTCATCAGGCCGACTGCCATCTTGAAGGCATATGAAATAGCTGCATAATCAGGATTATCCTTGAGATACGATGGCAACAGGTCAAGAAATTCACCTTCCCTGTATTTAATCATTCTCAAGTCCTCCGTATGTTAACGTTTCAGACTGCAGTACACATACAGCTCCAGACGTTATTCGTGTAAAGACAGGCGCTGCGACTTCCACCCTTTTTGCTCCGGCTGTCGTCATAAATTTGATAAGAATATCAGGGTTGAGATCTCTGCCTATTTTGGTACTCTGCCATAAGATGTATTCACTTACGGCTTTAGACACCTGACTCTGTATAGTCTCAGCCCTGCTCCGGTCTGATTCGTTTATATAATATTTAACATTAAGGTCATAATTAACAACCTCAGGAGCCATGACATGCACCTCATCAGTCAGCATCTTGATATCATCTGATCGTAGGTAGTCTGTAAGTCCCTGGATATACTCATCCTGAGGAAGTTCTCCGTCCTCAAGGACCACTCTTATATCAACTATTCTCGGCTCCGGAGATACTATATAAACATCTTCGATGGATGAATCATAAGTACGCACATGGTATTCATAAGCTCCCTTTGAGCCTGCTGCCGTAAAAGCTTCTGGAGCAAGATAGATTCTTTCTCTTAAATCTTCATCAAGTTCAATGTCTCTGCCGTTCTGAGCCTTCGTTATGTTGGTCACGGCATCGATGAAAGGCACCTGCACTTCCATTTTCGTAATCTCACCAACCCCATAGGCGTTTGTATCTTTTCCTGTCTGTTCACAGGTTGCCGATACGTCCACGTAAAGTTCTCCTGCAGGTATTTCCACATACTCATCAGTCGAGAAGAACACCCCATCTCCCGCCGTAACTCTTGAATGAACCGGAATTCCTGTAGCGGAAGTTCTTTCACTCTCCATGGAATACCTCAGAGTAACCGTTGAACCTCTCTCCTGTAGACGTGAAACGCCCTTTAATGCTCCGAGGTTTTCGAGGAAGTCCCCTGTCGCATACTTAAGTAGCCCCATCTTACCAGCGTTGTCTGTCAGCATAAACGCCTGATAAATGTAATATGCACCGGTCTGAAGAATAAGACGTCTATCGTCAGCAAGCCCCAACGTTATATCTTTGCCTGTGATTTCCTTGCGTTTTTCCATGTACCAGGCGAGCATTTTATCAAGCAGATCCTCCTGAGTTAAATTATCAATAAACGAGATATCGGGATATTCGGCTATACTTGTGATCATTCCTCATCCTCCTCGTCTTCTTCATCTTCATAATCGAATTCATCATCATAATCTGGCTCATCTTCTTCAGTATCTGCCAGTTCTATGGTGATGTTTACATTCGTTTCACCGTCTGAATCATGTGTAAACTCGACTTCTGTTACTTCTACGCGTGGCTCAAATTCTTCAACTTTTTCCATGATATCCGTTGCGTAGTCATTTTCCAGGTCTTCTGCGACTGTAGATATATTATTCCAATCAAGCCCTAAACCTCGTGAAAGAGGTATCGAACCCTCCGGAATTGACAGGATATTTCGGAGGCAGTAAAGAATGTCACTCATTTCTTCAGACTGATCATCTGAGAAAAAATTAAACTTCATGGCGCCTCCTTATCTATACTCTGTCATAGTTACGTCGATTTTCAGGGAATAGATTTTTCCCTTTTTGATGATAACCTCATACTCACTGCTTATATTTGTTATCATGGCTTTTTTCAAAATACGCTTACCGCCAACAACAAGTTTTGCATAATAACCTTTTCGGGCTCTCTTAAAGAGCTTCTGCTCCACCTTGCGCGGCTTTTTGCACACAAGAGCATTGAGCTCCATGGTAAAAGTCACTGTTTCCAGATTACCACCCATGAATTCAAGCCTCGGTTTCTTGCCGATGATATTGTGAGCGTTGGTTCTGGCAGTAAAGGTATGCTGCATGTTCTGGAAAGTAAGTATTCTTGAATCGGACGTAACAAATTTAAGGGTCTTGCCCCAGTTTCCTATCTTCATCAGTCATCCTTTCCGAGTCCCAGAACCTGTTTCTTTATCTCTACAAGCTGACTCAAAGTGATTTTACCTTTAGTCTCCGACTTCATAGTTACATCGCCGGATACGTCAACAGCCTGATCTACTACCGGAATTTCGAAAGTCCCTAATATCACGCCATTTGATGTTCCATTGGAAAAATGTGCCACTAAAACGCTGTCATCCTTTTCAAGAGGATATTTCAACCCAAAAGGTGTAAGGATTGGTAGGGGCTGTGTTGTCTGCTCCTGTCTGTCAGGATAATATACCGATGCAGTATGTGTAGCCGGATCATATGCGGACACATAGCCCATTCTGATTTCAGAGCTCATTCCTGCCTCCTAACTAAACCTTTCAAAGATCTTGTATGCTGTAATCCTCATTTGATGGCCTCCGGACGATACTGTATGATTTACACTTGTTATAAAATACTTTCCTGTGGCTCTTCCCATATTTGCGATTAAAATGGTCTGAGTCGCATGTATCCTGAAATCAGCAGGTGAAATAGTTGTAAACTCTATTGTCTGCGCCTTCTCATTTGCTGCATTTA